GCATGGTTACATGCACTAGGTGTAGATACAAGTGAGGAAAAACTCCTTAAACTCAACATGGCAATGATCGATGATGTGGCAAAAACCATTCACGAGTTCATGAAAGAGTATAAAGAAATGACCGAACGTCCTAAAGTCTTATTTGTCATAGACTCATTGGGTATGTTGCTTACCCCTACCGATATCAATCAGTTTGAAGCGGGAGATTTAAAGGGCGACATGGGTCGTAAACCTAAAGCACTAACAGCACTTGTTCGTAATTGCGTCAATATGTTTGGTAATTACAATGTAGGAATGGTGTGTACTAATCATACATACGCAAGCCAAGACATGTTTGATCCAGATGACAAAATTTCAGGTGGACAGGGATTTGTTTATGCAAGTTCTATTGTAGTTGCCATGAAAAAGTTGAAATTGAAAGAAGACGAAGATGGTAACAAAGTATCGGACGTAATGGGTATTCGTGCAAGTTGCAAGATTATGAAAACTCGTTACAGTAAACCTTTTGAAACTGTACAAATTAAGATTCCATATGAAACAGGTATGAATCCTTACAGTGGCATGGTCGATATGTTAGAAAAACAAGGCATCCTTGTACAACAGGGCAACAGATTAAAATATGTTGATCCTACTACTGGGGAAGAAACCTTATTATACCGAAAAGAATGGAAAGATGATAAATTAGATATGATAATGGCAAATTATCACATTAAACCTACAACAACCATTCCCGAGGAGACAGAAGAAAATGTTGAATGAAACACAAATTAGTGATATCTGGTTAAACTTTGTCGAATATATTGATAAAAAGCAACTTGAAACAGTAGCAGAACGTTATGTCGATTTGCTAGCTGATTTTGGCATGCCAGACAAGGTTTTTAAAGGTGCTATTGGTGTAGATGAAACTCTTGACCAAGCTATTGAATATTATCTTAATGATGATATTGATAGTGAGGAAGATGACGTACAAGAATTGGACTTTTAATGGGTTGGTATTCTAAGATTGCTAAGGATATTTCGCATATTCCCGATGCTGTGGCTTATTTTGAACAAGAACTAGTCGAAGCACGGGATGAAGTGAAGTTGCGAGGAAATGTTGAAAAGGCCAGTGCTAGTATGCCTGGTACGGTTGAACATAGATTTGGTCAATTACAAGAAATCGAGGCAATTTTAGAATATCTTAACATCGAACTACGTAGATTAAAAAGTGGTTTCTTTAGAAAATATCTTGAAAACTATCAACGTGCTCTTAGTAGTAAAGATTGTGAAAAATACGTAGACGGCGAAGCAGATGTTGTCGATATGGAAAAAATTATTAATGAATTTGCTCTGTTACGCAACAAATGGCTCGGTGTTATTAAAGGTCTTGACCAGAAACAATGGCAAATTACAAATATTGTAAAATTACGTGTTGCTGGAATGGAAGATGCAACCATCTAACTAATTTACTCAAAATGCTGACCATAGGCCTTAAATAATATTGAGGCCTATTTTTTTCTAACCGGTTGACCTTTGATACATGTTAGTGTATACTTACTGAATAATGACTATAGATAATTTATTACTAAAAATTGTGAATTTTTCTTCCAAACCTTTGGAGGAATTACTAGCACCGAGAGACTGTAATGTGTTAAGGAACTTGGCATCTAACATTAACAGTCATTTATTTGTAACTGAAAACCAAAGTCGACTAATAATTAAAATTCTTGGTGAAAATTCGGAAAAATTGTCGGATTTTAAAGATGAAATTTTAGAGCAAATTGCGGTACCTTCTTGGTCAAAACCATTTCGCCATATAGAACAAATAAGAAAATTTTATATTAAAAAGAATGACGAGCATGAACTTGCACTTTTTGTAGAAATGACATTTTCTCAAGAAATTCGTAAAATTTTGCAAAATTTAGCAAAACAGCTAGATGGGCTGGTAGTAGCTCATAATACAAAATCTTGGACTTGTACACTTACTGAACAAAATCTTGTTATGCTGTATGAAGCGTTAGAACCATTAAAGTTTGATATCGACGAGACCATAAAAAACCACTATTTGACCATAAAATCTTGGTCGAAAAGTGAGGTTGAAAAACAGTTCATTATCAGTAACATTGAACATGTTAATTTTCAAAAAGCCATTACTGCTGACTTAGGTATCGAAACCAGCATTGATCAAAACATCATTAATGACCGTAGTATGCGATATAAGTATACCACCGAAAATCCCCGAAATTTCGGTGAAAATTTGACCGAAAATATCGCTAATCGTACTAGTACTAAAATTTGGGTTGATAAAAATCAACACACGTTGACCGAAGTTTTTGATAGTTTGTTAAAATTGAGAAGATTGCCAGTTATGGTAGTTTTTGATAGTTTTAGCAATTCTAAATATTTGGAAAATCTGGAAATTTTGTCGGAAGCCATGAAAAATGTCGGTATCGACGATGGTGTCGGTATTTACTTTAGATTGCCTAATGACGATATTGGAAAAAAATTCAATAATTTTATTGCAGAAAATCATTATAACAAACGCCTCGATGATACCTTAATTGTTGCGGCTGTTAGTAGTGGAAAAATACCAAAATTTTTCCTAAAAAACGCATGGCAACCTATGAGTGTAATTGGACTTGATACAAAGATGGGGTTGCGTCACGGTAAGACTTCAGTGTATACTAACTGCTGTGATTTAATTATAGAGTATGCAGAAGAAAAAAGTATGCTAGAAGGACGTAAGATTTTATGACAGTAAAATTAGTCATTAGAGATGAAGTTAATATTAAATTTGAAGGTTTAAATTTAGAAGCTCGTAAAAAGCTAGCTAATACTTTCAAATATGAAAATCCAACTGCACGATATCAACCGGCATACAAATTAGGTCGGTGGGATGGCAAAGTTAGTATGTTTGGGTTAGGCGGTAATGGCTATCTTAGCCAACTAGAAAAATGTCTAGAAATACTATCTAACATGGATATTGATATAGACGAACTTGATGATTTACGTACAAATAATAAAATTGAATTCGAAGAAATAACAACACAATACTGGGCAGATCAAGGCAAGGTGTGGCCCGAAGGTCATAGATTTGCTGGACAACCGATTGTCTTACGTGATGATCAAGTTGATGTAGTAAACAGATTTTTCACCAATACACAAGCGTTACAAGAAGTTGCTACTGGTGCTGGAAAAACTATTATGACAGCAACATTAAGTCATTGTGCTGAGAAATATGGACGTACTATTGTTATTGTGCCTAATAAAGATTTAGTTACGCAAACTGAAGAAGACTATGTTAATGTTGGATTAGATGTCGGTGTATATTACGGAGATCGCAAGGATCTTAATAAAACACATACCATTTGTACTTGGCAAAGTCTTAATATTTTAGATAAAAAATCTAAAAACTGGGATGAGAATATTGCATTAACACTTGCAGAATTCCTTGATGGAGTTAAAACTGTTATTGTCGACGAAGTTCATATGGCCAAAGCAGAAGTACTTAAAAATTTACTTACACAGAACTTGTGTAATGCACCTATTCGCTGGGGATTAACTGGAACTGTACCGAAAGATGAATATGAATCCGCTCCTATATTTGCTAGCATTGGCCCAGTAGTAGGCGGCATCAAGGCGCACGAATTGCAAGAGATGGGAATACTTAGTAACTTACATGTTAACATTGTACAGTTGATTGATTTACCAGAATTTAAAACTTATCAGGAAGAATTAAAATATCTTGTCACTAACAAAGATAGAATGATTTATTTTAGCAAACTTATAAAAGGCTTATCAGATTCAGGCAATACATTGATTCTAGTTAACAGGATCGATACAGGCAAATTATTAACAGAAATGATAGAAGGCGCAGTGTTTATTTCAGGCGAAGTTAAAGGTACCAAACGTAAAGAAGAATACAAAGAACATGCGACTAACGATAATAAAGTTACTGTAGCAACTTACGGTGTTGCCGCCGTTGGAATTAACATACCTAGGATTTTTAATTTAGTTCTGTTAGAACCAGGAAAATCATTTGTTCGTGTTATCCAAAGTATCGGTAGGGGAATTCGTAAAGCAGAAGATAAAGACTTTGTACAAATTTGGGACATAACTTCGACTTGTAAATTTGCAAAACGCCACCTCACTACGAGGAAGAAATTTTACAAGGACGCCAAATATCCTTTTACAATTGAAAAGATAGATTGGCAAAAATAAGGAATTATGAATATATTAACGTTAGATAACCATACATTTTCATTAAATAATCTTCCAGATGAAGTTGATGAAAATACTAGATTTGCTGTATTAGATAACAGCGATCCGAAAGAACCAGATTTTTTCTTCATGCCGTTAATTTTTCTAGAAAGTTTTAATGCACCTGCAATGGTACTAAGAATTGGAGATGATGAAGTAACAATGCCAATCGATTGGTGTATTGCAGTTGGAGATAGTAGTGCGGCTAGTGATATAGAAATATTACCATTAACTAGTTTAAATGATCGTGGATTTGATGCATTAATTTTTAATCCGTTGAGTAGTTTTAGAGTAGAGTTTAAGCGAATTGAAATTGTTAATTTTTATAATGATGTTAAATGGTATTTTCCTAAGATGAAAAACGGGCAGTTGTTAGCAGTTCCTACATCTGGGGGATCGAAGCCAAACTGTGCATATTTTGTTAAAGAAATTGCTAGACAAAACGAAATTATATTATTAGACAAATTATTATAAGGAATACATCATGGCATTAAAGATTGCATATTTTCAACCTATCATACTATTACAAGATACAGTTCCTCCTGTAGAATTTAGCAAAATTTATAATCTTGTCGAATCGGCTCATCAGCATACAGAGTTAAATGATTCAGAAAATCCGTTATTAAGTATAAAAGGCGGTAATCAAGTTCAAGTTTATCCTAACGAGTTAGGAGTAGATGTAGGCTGGTTGATTAAATGGTTTGAAGAAGCATGTCAAGGTTATATTGAATTGGTCATTGCGCAATCGGGTACTGATGAATTAAAATATGTAGAACCTAAAGTAACTAGTATATGGACTATTCGACAAACAGAAGGTGACTATCAAGCAATGCATCATCATCCAGGTGGACACATTAGCGGTAATGTATATGTGACTGCACCTGCTTATGAAGATGATAAAAAAAATGTAGATGGAAATATATATTTTAGATTGCCACAGCCTAAAGATTTAACAAAATTTATGATGCATGATAGCTGGAAACATGATGGAGATCCCGGTACGTTTGTTATATTTCCTAGCTATTTGCCACATACTGTTTATCCTTGGAAAGGCGCCGGTTATCGTACAGTTTTAGCGTTTGATGCAATGTTAGTTCCTAAACAGGAGTTACTGAATGGGCAAACTTAAACCTGGTGCAACTTATATATATGAGCGTGACAAAGATGTTACTTACGCTCGAGAATTCGGAGCAGACCCGGGTACAAGATTTGCGATTGGCTATGGATATGATCCTGAAGAATCAAAAAGATTCGATGTTAGAAGAACTTCTGGTCAGCAAGAACTAGATGATCATAATGAATGGATTAAGATCAGGTTAGCCGGAAAAACCAATCCCGCTTTACAAAAAGCCATTGATCGTGTTAAAATGTTATATAA